ACTTTATGGCAGTAGGGGTTTAATTCTTGAAGGTATTCATCTTGTGAAATAACCATTTTCTTCACCCTCGGAGTGTCTGCTTGTATAGTTTGATTCAAGTCTACGTTTTGAGGGTTATAGCGCGCATTTATCTGCAATCCTCTAAAGAAAGGCTTTTTCTGTAATAACAATTGCGGATTAGCAATCAAATGATCTATTTTTGTTCTGTCTTCTGCCATATTATTCTTTTTCGATCAAATTATATCTTTTCATTACTTGCTCTTTGCTATTTACATAGCACTCCCTGTTAGTATGCGGACAAATAAGATTAAATTTTGGTTCAACGACGATAACATTACTTTGCTCCGATTGATCATCAACAGAGAATTTATCATTCAGTTTGGTTCTAATTTCAGCCTCTAATTTAACAGCGTCTTTCGCAGACATATCGCCAGAAGCAACCAACTCCTCAATCTTATTTAAGAGAGAGATCATCTTGCTCTTGTTTTCCTCAAAAGAAAGATCCATATCTTCTTCTGTCGAAAATTCGACTTCTGTCTTCTTAGAAGGTTTAGTATAATTGCTTTTTATATAATCTGTTAAAAAAACAATCTTTTTTGATTTCTTATATTTATTCACCTCCGCATCTATGGACTCTTTCCCGAATAGCACTTTATATGCAATCTCTGCGTTTTCATAACTTTCGCAGAGAAACACATATGCAATATCCTGCATCGAGACATCATGTCCCAAGTTTTTAGCATCGGTAGTTATTTTTTTAAAGTCGTTGGTATCCATGTTACTTTTTTATATTGCAAAGTTAATAAAAATAATTGAATTACAATGAATTAAGCCCAAAAATCATCTCTATATATATTGTCTTTGGGAATATATTGCTTCTCTCTTTCTTCAAAATCGACTGCTGTCTCGATAAGTTCATCGCCATATTGATATTCCAAAACAGGATACATTCGCATAGCACATGGGTCTAATAAGTCCATAGAGCGTCCCTTTCCCAACATTTGATTCATCTCTTTCTTCGTGGCCAGTCTATGTTTCCCGCTTGCTTCTGTCTTGAACCGAACAACAGTACATTCTTCTACAAATTCAACGCCAATAGTGATTTCATCTTTCATCTTATTATGCGTATATCTTCTTTGTAAGACTTCTTCTTCCCAAGACAGATACCTATTATTAATAATGTATTTGAGTCGTAAATAACATTCGTCTTTTAAGCTTCTTGCGGAACGTCCATACATCCCTCTTGGTGCTTTAAAAGAAAGAAATGCAATTGCATCTGGAATATAATCAGAAAGGTAACGTCCGTTGATACCATCATATATTATATGGCAATCTGCTACATCCCACTTTGCTGCAAATAAAGAAAGCTTATCCGCATTCATTCGCGGTGTCGTTTTACCCAAGATTAGAGCATCCATTATGTGAAAGCCATCCCAAGCCAAAGCAACCATGTTATCCGTTCCAAAGTCTGCCAAGTCACAAGTAATCCATCTGTCTCCATTTCTTTGGGGGTCATTCATAAATGTACTTCTTGCAACATGGGACGGTATAGGAGCATCTGATTCATCCTCTAAGTCAACATTCCAGTTACCTTCCAACAATTGTTGAGCCATTCTACCTCCTGATGCAGCAACAGAACCTACGTAGTCCATGTTGCCATCGAGAATGGCTTTATTCTCCGACATTCTACCTAAATAAAATGTAAAGGACTTTATGAAGTTCTCATAGGAAATAGTACCTCCTACTGCTTTTATTTTCTTGTCAATGT